CACGAATGATCAGGCGGCGATCGGCCTCTTCGGCGACAAGTCAGCCGTGACAATCGGCGCCGATGCGCCGCTCACGACGAGCTTTATCACCTATACCACGCAAGGCGACAACCTAAATGGGTGCGTTGTCAAGCTCACGTTTCCCGGCGGGCTGTTCCGACTCGACGACAACGGCGGCTTTCTCAACGCGAGCGTGTCCGTCGAGGTGGATTACAAGCTCAGCAGCTCTGGCAGTTGGACGACCGGCCCGCGCGTCACGTATAGCGACAACCGGCGATCCGTGCTCCGTCGGGAGATCCGCGTCGATAGTTTGGCGGCCGGGCAGTACGACATCCGTGTCCGCCGCACGTCGGTCGAATCCACCTCCAGCAGCCGGGTCGATGCTGTCCGACGCGAAGCGATCACCGAGCTGGTCAACGACGGCTATACCTACCCGAATACGGCCGTGCTCGCGGTGCAGGCCATGGCGACGAATCAGCTGAGCGGCGGCCTGCCGCGTGTCACCGCGCTGGTGCTCGGCGTGAAAGTGAAGCAATTCGGCTATGCGCTCACCTATAGTGTGGATTGGACGCAAAGCCCGGCCTGGATCGTGTTCGACATGCTCACGAACGAGCGCTACGGCCACGGGCGTTTCACGTGGCGAAAAACCTACGACACCGGCTCACTCAGCGTGACGAACGGGTCCGCTGATTTCAGCGGCACCGGCACAAGCTGGACAGCATCCAATCTCCGCATCGGCGATTTGATTCACGACCCCAATGGCCAAGCGGTGGGCGTCGTCAAGACAATCGACTACGATCTACAGACAGGGACGTTCGCGCAGGTGTGGGGTGGGCCCTCGCAGAGTGCTGTCCCGTACGAAGTGCGGTCCAACGATCTGGATATCCGGAGTTTTGTTGATTGGCATGTCTTCTGCCTGGAGTTCGTGCCGAATGGCTCGGGCGGCATGGAGCCGCGGGCCTTGTGTGATTTTGTGTTCGATGCTGATCGGGAAAATATCTGGTCGGCCGTGTTACGGGTCTGCGGCATCGGGCAGGCCTCGGCGATCAAGATCGGGAACTACATCCGCATCAAGATCGAAAAGGCCGAGACGCCTGGACAAGTGTTCGGCATGGGCAACATCAAGGCTGATACATTTGAAGAAATATTTCTCCCACTGAAAGAGCGATCCAACATTTTCGAAGTGCAGTTCCTCAATCAAGAGAACGGCTACCGGCAAGATCTGGTCGTCCTCGAAGATCCCCTGGTGTTTTCGAACAGTGAGCAGCCGCGGCGGAAGACGATCAGCGGCTACGGCATCACGCGCAGCTCGCATGCGGCCAGGCTGGCTCGGTTCTCGCAGCGGGCCAATCGCTACATCACCCGCACGATCACCTTCGAGGCGGGACTTGATGCCGTGGCCTGCGAGCCGGGCGATGTGATCCGCTTTCAACACGATATTCCACAGTGGGGATTCGGCGGGAGAGCCTTGGCCGGATCCGCCTCGAGCACGATCGTGCTCGACCGCGAGGTGACGATCGATTCAGGGAAAACGTATGAAGTGCTCGTGCGCCATGCCGACGACACGGTCGAGACCAAGACGGTAACGACTGCCCCCTCAACCGTCTCAACCCTCACGGTCTCCGGCACTTGGGCGCAGACGCCGGCGAGGGGCGATCTCTGGGCCTTCGGGGAACTATTCATCAGCACGAAGCCGTTCCGCGTGGTGACGATTGAGCGGACGCAGGAGCTCGATGCCCGCATCACGGCGGTGGAATATATCGAGGCGATGTACGACGAGAGCGGCCTCAACGCGACGAATATGGTGCAATACAGCGCCTTGGCGGATCTCATGGGCCCGCCTGGACCGGTCAAAGATCTCACGATTTTAGAGCAGGACAACGCGGAGCTCGCGGTCTGGGTGTCCTGGAGTCCGCCGGGCTCGGCCAACTTCAAGACCGCGAATGTGTACCGCACCGACAGCGGGGCGCCGGTTCTGCTGGGCAGCTCGGCGACCGGGTCGTTTGCCGTGAGCGGCCTGCGCGGCGGGGAGACCTTTGCGGTGAAGGTCACCAGCGTGTCGTCGCTGGGCGGAGAGAGCGACTACGGTAGCGCGCCGGCGGCGGAGATCATCGTGAGCCAGGTCTATCCGCCGGATGTACCGACGCTGGTGCTGGAGGGCGATCGGCTGCGCTGGAACTATCCCAATCCGCCGCGCGACCTGGCCGGCTTCCTCGTGCGCTTCCGGCCCGGCACCTCGCGCAGCTGGGAGTCCGCCAGCCCGGCCCATGCCAACCTCATTCTCACGACCGATTTTCAGATCTTTGGCCGGAGCGGAATGCAGACGTTTCTCGTGAAAGCCGTCGACCGCCAGGGGAACGAAAGCCTCAACGCGAAGGCGCTCACGATCACCTTCGAGGGGGTGCCGGTGGACAACATCGTCCTCACAACCGACCACCGCGCGCTCGGCTGGCCCGGCACCATCACCAATGCCACCATTGTCTCCGGCGATCTGGAGGCCGACGCCTCGGCGATCTTCTGGACCTCGGACAGTGCCATGATGTGGAGCGCGAGCGCGAGCGAGCTCATGTGGGCGGCGGCCTACCAGGAGATGAGCTATGAATTCATCGTGGCACCCTCCGCTGATCTGCTGGATGCCACCCTGAAACTCGACATGGTGATGCAGGGAGAATGGTCGGTGGACTATCTCGCGGATTCCTCCGAGCCGATGTGGGATGCCGATGCCGGTGAGCCGATGTGGGATGCCGATGCCGGTGAGCTGATGTGGACCGACGTGGGCGACTATATCCAATGGCCGGGGCAGCTGGTCCACCTGAGCGAGCAGCAATACAAGATCCGCATCACCGGCTATGCCGGCGCGGTGCAGGCGGTGCTCGAGTCCCTCTCGGTCATTCTCGACGTACCGGATATCATCGAGCGGGTGGAGGATGCCGCGATCGCGTCCGGCGGGACGCGGCTCTCGCTCGCCGAATCCTACCGAGCCATTCTCGCCGTGACGATCTCGCTCGAGGATGACGGCGGCGATGCGGCCTATGCGCGGGTACTCGACAAGGATGCGGTGCTCGGGCCACTGGTGAAAGTGTTCGATTCCTCCGATGTGGCGACGACGGGCGTGATCGATGCGGTAGTACATGGCTATTGAGAGCCGACATGAATGAAAGGACGTTGACATGGCGACCATTCCAGCAGCGGGGCACATTTCCGATTCACTCCGGACTGAAGGCGAAGTCAAGGCCGACCTCGAGGCGGTGATCGCCTCGCTGCGGCAAGTGCCCGGCGCGGCGGCGGCGGAACTCTCGTCGACGATCTCCGGCGGGTCGATTACGCCGGCCGGCGGGGGCGGCATCATCGTGGTGGATACCGAATCCTCCGCCGCGACCGACGACCTGGCGAATATCGTGCAGACGAACTATCCCGACAATGCCTGTATTCTGCTCCGCAACGCCAATGCCGCGCGCGTCGTCACACTGAAACATGCGGCGACCGGGAACGGGCAGATGTTCCTCGACCGCGCGGCGGATTATGTGCTCGACGATACGCTGAAATATCTCCTGCTCCAGCGGCGGAGCAACGACTGGTATGAGGTGCTCCGCGGACCATCGCGCGTCGCCATGCCGGTGGTCGCAAAGAATGGGAGCTTCACCGTGCAAAAAGAGGATCTCGGGAAGGTCTTCTATTGCACGAACGCGATTACCGTCAGCTTTGCGGCTGCCGCTGCGCTGGGCAACGGCTTCTTTGTCACGATCATCAACGGGAACGGGGCGAGCAACGACATCGTCCTCGATCCGAACAGCAGCGAGACGATCAATGGCCTCACGACGTTTACACTACGGCCCTACGGCGATGTGATGGACATCGTGTGTAATGGATCGGCCTTCTACACGGTGGGGCGTCGCGTGAAACCGGCCATCGTGCAGGATTCCTATGCGGCATCCCTGACGATCGATGCATCCGCCGGCGATTATCACGAGGTCGGCGCCCTGACCGGCAACGTCACGACCCTCACGATCAATAATGGCGTGTTCGGGCAACGACTCAAGATCCGATTTGTTCAGGATGGCACAGGAGGCCGCACCGTGGTGGCGCCGACCGGCGCGAAAGTGTCGGGCAGTCTCGCGAGCGCGGCCAGCCAGGCCTCGCACTTGGATCTCACCTACGTATTCGGGTCGGTGTCGCGCTGGGAAGGGGCCTGGCAGCAAATTCCGACGTAGGATGTCGAAACGGATGACCTGCACGCGATGCCATGGGCTCATGATCGAGCAGGCCTGCTGGGAGCGGGATTGGCGGCACGTCTCAAGCCGCTGGCCGAAAGGCTTGTATATATGGGCCTGCCTGAACTGCGGCGATCGGCTCGATTCGACCATCGCGTTCAACCGGCAGCACGGTCCGGAGATGACCTCAAAGCGGCATGCGCACCACTGGCGGGCCATCCGCGCGCTGGTGGCCGCGCAGAGACAGGAGGTGGCGTGATATGGCCGGGCTGACAATTCAGGAGATGCGGCTGTCGCCGACGGCGGCGCGGGCGGCGCTGGTGGTGCTGAAACTGCACCCGGCTGCCTATTTCACTTCTGGGCGGCGCGACATCCGTGACCAGGCACGGGTGATGGCGCAGAACGCCATCCGCTATGGCGCGGGGTGGCTAGCCTCCACCTATCGCGATCAGCGCATCGTGAAGTGCCTGATGACCCACATGGAGGAGAATCCAAGCCAGTGCTCCGATCCGCGCGTGTTGGCAAATGCGTTCTACGAGCAGCTGCAAGAGCACTTC